ATCGACTCCCCCGATGCCGACCTCGATGCTCTGGAGTCCGAGGCTCGTTCCATCAATGAGGAACTGGAGTCCCGGAAAGAGCAGGAAACGAAGCGGAACGAAATCCGCGCCGCTGTCGCCAATGGCGAGGGCGAAACCATCAAAAAGATCGAAACGGAGGAAAGAAAGGAAATGACTGTCGAAGAAATCCGCTCCAGTAAGGAGTACATCAACGCTTTTGCGAACTATATCAAGTCTGGCAAGGACGAAGAGTGCCGCGCCCTCCTGTCCACCAACGCCACGGGCGGCTATGTCCCCGTCCCCACCGTGATCGAGTCCCGCATCCGCACCGCTTGGGAGCGCAACGGTCTGATGGAACTCGTTCGCAGAACCTATGTGCGCGGCAATCTGCGCGTAGGCTTTGAACTGTCCGCTACGGGTGCTGTCATCCACACGGAAGGTTCTACCGCTCCCTCGGACGAGACCCTCACCTTCGGCGTGGTCGAACTGAAACCCGCCTCCATCAAAAAGTGGATTAAGATTTCCGACGAGGCGATGGATATGGGCGGCGAGGAGTTCCTGTACTACATCTACGACGAACTGACCTATCGGATCGCCAAGAAAGCGCAGGAGGAACTCCTGTCCAAGATCGTTGCTCTGACCGCCTCTGCCACCTCCACCGCTGTGGGCGTGGGCGTGGTCGCGGGTACTCCGTCCCTTGGCATCGTTGCGACTGCTATGGGCAACCTGTCTGACGAAGCCGCCAATCCTGTCGTGGTCATGAACAAAGCCTCTTGGGCGAAGTTCAAGACCGCCCAGTACGCCAACTCCTTCGCCGCTGACCCGTTCGAGGGTCTGCCCGTGTACTTCGACAACACCCTTCCCGCCTACACCTCTTCCGGGACTACGGGTAGCACTTGGATGGTCGTGGGCGATTTCGCGGCGGGTGCGCAGGCGAACTTCCCCAACGGTGACGAAATCACCATCAAGTATGACGATCTGTCCCTCGCCGAGAGCGACCTCGTCAAACTGGTCGGGCGGGAGTATGTGGGTCTCGGCATCGTTTCCGACCACGCTTTCTGCAAGGTCACCTTCTGATCCTAGCGGGGAGAGGTTCAGCACCTCTCCCCTATTTTTGAAAGGAGGCAAACATGAAAACTTTAATAGCGATCCCGTGCATGGACATGGTTCACACAACCTTTTTGAGGTCTGTGCTAGGGATGAACAGGGTGGGCGAGTGTAGATTTTCTATCACTTGCTCATCCTTGATTTATGATGCTCGGAACAATCTTGCCAAGCAAGCCGTGACCGAGGGGTTCGACCGAGTCCTGTGGCTCGACTCCGACATGGACTTCGACGCCGACCTTTTAACAAGACTCTCTGCCGACCTTGACGAAGGGCGAGAAATGGTCTCTGGTCTCTACTTCAAACGCCGCGCCCCGATCGTCCCCGTGTGCTACAAGGAAGTGGGGTATTACCACTCCAAGGAACTGGACGAAGTAACGCCCATTGCCATTCCTTATGGGGATTACCCCCAGAACGACATCTTCAAGGTTGCGGGTGTTGGGTTCGGCGGAGTTCTGATGACCGTTGACCTCATCAAGAAGGTCGCGGAGAAGTTCGGACTCCCCTTCTCCCCGATCATGGGGTTCGGCGAAGACCTGTCCTTCTGCACCAGAGTCAACGATGTAGGCTCGGAAATCTTCTGCGACTCCAGAGTGAAGATGGGTCATGTCGGACTTGGCACGATAACCGAGGAAACCTATCTCCAAACGAGGTGAAAGCATGGACGAGAATCCGACCCTGTCCGCTGTGAAACTCGCTCTGCGAATCACCACGGACTCCTTTGACTCCGAGATTCTCCATCTCATCGATGCCGCTCTGGCTGACATGGGACTGGCGGGAGTCTACAACACCGATGTGGAAGACCCTCTTATTTTGAGGGCGATCTGCACTTACTGTCGTTTGAACTTCGGAGAACCGAGTGATTACGACAGACTGAAAAAGAGTTACGATGAGCAGAAAAGTCAACTCGGCATGGCAACGGGGTACACCGAATGGACAGGTCAGATGTGATTACGCTCTACTCCGACACGGTCACCTTTGATGACTACGGAGTAGCGAGAACAGTACGAACGGGGAAGGATGTCTTCTGTAAAGTGGACTCCGTCACCCGTTCTGAATTTTTTGAGGCGGGTCGCAACGGACTCAATCCCGAATACAGGATCACGATGTTCTTCGGAGATTACTCTGGAGAACAGGTCATCGGGTACAAGGGTAGGATGTATTCCGTGTACCGCACTTACTTGGCGGGTACTGATGTCCTTGAGTTGTATGTTGAGCGAAAAGGCGGGACAAACTTCCCAGAGGTTTCCAATGGCGAAGAAAGTTCCGCTTGACCAACTCGCTTCAAGCATCGACAAGATTCTCAAGGACTACGCCGACGGGGTGATCGTGGGCGTGGATGAGGTCACCAAGAAGATTGCCCAGAAGGGCGCGAAAGCCGTGGGCGGCGAAGCAAAAGCAAGAGGATGGGGTCACGATTACGACACGGGGTGGACTTCCCAGATAGAGACCACACGGCTCGGAGTCACGGCTACCATCTACAACAAGAACAAAGCGGGTCTTGCCCACCTTCTTGAGAAAGGTCACGCGAAGCGAAACGGAGGAAGAACAAGAGCCTTTCCGCACATCGCACCAGTTGAGACCGACCTTCAAGACGAATATTTCAAGGCTGTGAGGGATTCCATATGACCTACAAAGAAGTCTTTCAGAAAATCTCTTCCATAACGGTGACCACCACCACAACGGACACAGTTCCCGTTGCGTACTATCAGTTCCCAGAGGATGACGGGTCTGGCAATTATGTCCCACCGTCTCCCCCGTTCCTTGTGTACTACTACCCGTCCGACAATGACTTCAAGGCAGACGATACCAACTATACAAAAATCCGAGACTTGACCATCGAACTCTACACAGACAACAAAGATTTCACTCTTGAGAAAGCCGTTGAAGATACCTTGACCTCCAACGGCTTGGTGTACTCAAAATCCGAGGACTACATCGAGTCCGAAAAACTCTACATGGTAACTTTTGAAACGGAGGTTATAATCAATGGCTGATACCAACAAGATTCGTTACGGTATTAAAAACTGCTATTACGCCAAAGCCACCATCGCCACTACGGGGACTGCCACCTACGGCACTCCTGCCCCTCTAGCGGGTGCGGTCTCCATCTCCCTCGGCGCGGAGGGCGACACTTCCCCGTTCTACGCTGATAATGTTGTGTATTTTGTCAGCGTGAGTAACAACGGCTACTCTGGCGATCTGGAACTCGCCAAAATCCCCGATGGTTTCCTCACCGACTGCCTCGGCTATACCACCGACAGCAAGGGAGTCCTCATCGAGGATGCGGGTGCTACTCCCGCCCACTTCGCCCTTATCTTCCAGTTTGAGGGAGATGTTTCTGCGAAGAGAACCGTCCTGTATAACTGCGTGGCTTCCCGCCCCGATGTCGCCTCTTCCACGAAAGCGGAGAGCATCGAGCCGCAGACCGAGACGATCAACATCACAGCGGCGAGTATTTATAACTCTGCCCTGTCCAAGGACATCGTCAAGGCTTCCTGCACCACCACCGAGACTACTGCCTATAACGGGTGGCTGACTGCGGTCTACCAGACCACAGCGTAACACAAAACAAGGAGGCAACCATGTACAATATCGTAAACATAGGGAATAAAGCCGTTCCCATGCTGTCGATGGCAAGCGTAGACATCTACTATCGGAACATCTTCCACGAAGATGCCATCAAAATCCAGACGAAGGAAAGTGACGAGGGCGACCTCATCAACTTCGTTCTTCGGATGGGTTTCATCATGGCGAAATTTGCGGAAATCAGAGACCGCAAAGAGATGAACAAACTCAACGAAGACAATTTCGTTGAGTGGCTTGACCAGTTCGACAGGGCAGACTATTTCAACGCCCTCCCCGATATAAAGGCGACCTATGAAGGGCAGAGCATCACGGAGTCGGAGTCAAAAAAAAAGAACCCCGAACAACCCGAAGGATGACCTCTGCCCTCCTAGTGTTGAGGGCGTTTCAGTTGGGGTTGTCGCTCGATGATTTGGACTCCCTAGAGTACGGGATGGTCATGGATATGCTGACCGAGTCCCAGAATGACGGGGAGAAGTACGACAGGGTGGCGACCCAAGAGGATTTTGACAGGTGGTGACCTATGGCGGGAGCAAAAATCCGAGGCATTACGATCGAACTGGGAGCGGATGCTTCTGGTGTTTCTAAAGCCTTAAAAGGTCTCGACAAAGACCTCAAAACCACACAGAACAACTTAAAAGACATCAACAAACTGCTCAAACTGAATCCGAGCAATGTTGAACTTCTGAAACAGAAACAAGCAAACCTCTCCACGGCAATCTCCCAGACCTCCCAGAGGCTTGAGGAACTGAAAGCGATGCAGTCCCAAGTCACCAAGGGTTCTGCCGAGTGGGATGCGCTACAGAGGGAAATCATCGCTACAGAGGGCGACCTCAAAAGACTCAAAGCAGAACAGAAAGAGTTCGGCTCGGTAGCGAAACAGGTTCTCAAGAACGCAGGACAACAGGTCTCCGCATTCGGGGACAAAGTATCCGAAGCGGGACGGAAACTCTCTGGCATCTCTGCGGCGGCGGGTGCTGTCGGCGGGGCGTTGCTGAAGATGGGATATGACTCCATCAAGTCCGCTGACGAGATAAACACCCTCGCAAAGCAAACTGGTCTGACCACGGATGAGATTCAGAAACTTCAGTACGCCTCCGAT